TTAAAGATAAACAATTTAGCCTGAAGAAGCAGATAAACCAAAAGCTACTGGAAGCAGGTGAACTAGAAGTGTACTTCCCGTTAGTGCGTCAAGGTAAATACAAGTTGTCGTTTGACACTACTATAAAAAATGATGATGGTACTACTAGGGTAGAGCCTGTATTCCTTATGTTTGATAGAAGAATTGATCGTGACAACATGTTAGCCGAGGTAGAGGCTGATACTAATACAGTAGGCGACCCCGATGCGTATAACGGAGATACCAAAAGGTCTAGCTTTAATAATGCCCCTTCTGGTTCGTTTGTATCTGATGTACTAGCAATCGTTAACGCTAGTATGCCTAAAGGTAAAGGCAACACCGAGACTCAAGAGCAGATTATGCGGCTATTTATTGAGTCACTCCCTGAAACGTCTTTTGCTAAGTCATTGCAGAAACGTAAAGGAGTTATGGGTTACGACAAAACCGTACGCGGGGCTATGAACAACAAGGGATACTCTCTTAGTTCTCAGATAGAAAAAATGAAATCCTCCGCTCTCATACGTACGCTGGAGAAAGAAGTACGTGATACCAAACGCCCTGATGACACCGGACGAACCATATTAGACTTTGAATTCGATAAAATAAAAGACGAGCTTTTATTACGTGCGCAGTTTGCACGGACGGGGGCTACTAACAAGACTACTGAGAGGTTAGCGCAACGATCTAATCAACTAGCCTTTATATATACCATTGGTTTTAACGCTTCATCTGCATTGGTTAACTTGTCGCAGATACCTTTGGTAGTTGGGCCGTTCCTATCTGGTAAGTTCGGTTATGCCGAAACTAGCGTGGCTATAGCTAAAGCAGGTAAGTTTGTGGGCGCGTCTAAGATATCTATTGACGAGTACTACGATATTAAAGACGGTACTTACACCCTAAAAGATTCTGTGGAAAAGAAAATACGTGCAGCGAACCCCAAGAAAGAAGATGCGGATGCCGCTGTAGCTGAATACAAACGTATGATACCTATGGTTAAAGCCGCTAATGAACGCGGACAAGTGTACCACTCAGAAATAAAAGATCAGCTAAGAGCGGGGCAAGGAACGAGTAAGAATCCTGCATTAAAACTTCTTGATATGGTATCTAGTGCATCAGCAGTTATGTTTAGTACTGCGGAGAGATTTAACCGTCAGACTACGCTAACCATGAGCTATAACTTGGCGTTGGATAAACTAGACGCTCTCGATGCCTCTAACAAAAAAGGTAAAAAAGAAAGATACTACAGTGCGGTAGACGCTAAGTTCATAGACGTACCTACTAGTTCAGAAGCACGTATGGATTTTGCAGCTAAGGAAGCCCTGTACCTTACACAAGAAGTTAACGGTGGTTCCGTGTTAGAGACTGCTGCGGGATATTCTCAACAAGGTCTTGGACGTGTAGCCTTAATGTATAAGAGTTACGGATTACAGATGTACTACTCTATGATTAAGGCAGGAAAGATGTATATAGATAACAGTGGAGGTACGGATGCTGAAAGCGTACAGCTTAGAAAGATGGCGCGTAATCAGTTACTAGGTATACACGGCTCTGCGCTGTTCTTTGCAGGTGCGCAAGGTGTACCGTTATATGGCGCTATCGCTATGATTGCAGACTTATTCTTCTTGGATGATGAGGAAGATGATTTTGATACTGCGGTACGTAAGTATATAGGGGAAGGTTGGTACAAAGGTGCAGTAACAGAACTTACGGGGGTAGACATTGCAGGACGTGTACGTCTGACAGGTTTGTTACTACAGGAAAACAGGTTTAACAAAGATGCTTCATTGGAAGAGGGTCTAGCGTTCTACCTAGGTGGCCCTGCGCTAAGTACTGCTAACAGGTTATACCGTGGTGTTGGTGACTTACGTTCTGGGGACATAGGTAGTGTAGAGCGTGGTATAGAAAGTTTAGCTCCCGCTGGCCTAACTAACGCTTGGCGTAGTTCTTTCGGGCGTTATGCTAGAGAAGGTGGGATTCGCACGCGTAGAGGTGACCCTATATATGATGATATGACCGCAGGTGATTTTGCGGCACAGGCTCTAGGATTCCCCCCTTCGGAGTACACGTTTATACAAGAACGAACTGCTAGAAACAAAGGCGTAGAAAAAGCTATTGTTACTAAAAGGTCTAAGCTAACTAAGAAGTTCTATATTGCAGATCGCATGGGAGATCACGAGACTATGGACGAAGTATTAAAAGATATGATAGCTCATAACAGCCGTCACCCCACTGCCGCTATAGTCCCAGAACAGATTATGAAATCAGTCAAGTCGCATATGGCAACTTCGGCTAAGATGCATAATGGTGTTACTGTCAACCCTATAATGAAATATGCCATTATGGTAAGTAATATGGAATACGACCAATAAAAAAACCCCCCTATCGCCTCGGCAACGAATAGGGGGGTTAAGAGAGAAAAGCAGTGTAGGGGAGTACACTACTTCGTTAATCATAGTATCATATAGTCCGCCAGATACGTATGCCTAATTTGTCATTTTCTATGACTATTTTTATTGTAGCTTGCCATCTCCTACCCTTACATAACTTAACAACTTGCTCTTTTGCCTTCTGAGTGTTTATACAGGGTACGAAAATAGACGCCCCTATAACCATTTTGTCCCAGTTAACTACTATGCGAACACCATCAGGGGACAAGTCATCTAGCATTAACATGTTACACCTCTACATCTACATCCATCTTAGAGCAATCTATGGAAAGACACCATGAGGACGCTAGCCGCATGTTAGTGCCTTTAGTGAGGCGTATCTTAACGGTCTTAGCGCCAAAATTAGTTTTTAACTCTTCTATAAACGAGGAGTAGTTAATCTGC